ATGGCAGACTATGGAATCAAACTGCCTGAAGAAGTGGAGTCTGTAGTGGATGCCACCCATATTAAGACTACGAAGGGACAGACACTTGAGGTACATCGCAAGACCACTATGATCCTGAGTCCGTTCAAGACGATGAAGGGCGAGTACTCCGCACCTGGTCTCCCCAAACCTGCAGAGACGGCGAAGAGTTATTCGGAGCAGATGCAGAGCCCTCATACAGCAGCGTATGTGGGCGCGTTGGCGTCCTCGGCGTTGTCGACGTCAGAGTGTCCTCATTTTCCGCGTGTCTACGGTGTCTATGCAGCCATGGCCACCAAGCATGAAGTCAATATCTCGGACGACTATGAAGAACTGTGCGACCGCAAGTGGTTCGTGGACAATATCGGAAAGACGTTTGAACTGCGTCTCCGTGGTGAAGGCGGCGAGGGATTCACGCACACTCGTGGGCAGCGCATGGCGGTTCAGGTGGGTGAGGATATCGATCTGGACGCAGAGGATGTCACGGTGGAGGCAGTCCCGGAGCCGACCGTGGAGGATGTGGTTGAGGAATACGAGTTGCCTTCGGATTCCGAGTACAGCGAAGAGTCGGAGTCAGACGATGAGGATGTATACGATATCCTCTCCTGCGACTGCAGTGAACGTTCTGAGGATGAGGAAGACGACGAGAGCGCGGGTGACGACGAGTTTGCTTGGGCGACGTTCACGGAAGTACCGGTCGTGACCACAGTGATGGAGAAGTGCGAGGGAACCTTCTACGAGCTGATGAAGACAACCGACGATGCGCAGAAGCACACTGCATGGGTTGCGCAGATTGTGTTTGCCCTCGCGTACGCCCAGCGTAACTTTGGATTCATTCACAATGATCTCCATGGCAACAATGTGATGTACGTGCCGACTGCGGAAGAATTTCTGTTCTACCGTCACCACGGTGTGACGTACCGCGTACCTACGTATGGTATCCTGATGAAGATCATTGACTTCGATCGTGCGACCTTCTCCGTGAAGCTGACAGGCATGAAGGAGCCGCGGTTCTTTATGAGTTCGCAGTTCAAGCCGGACGAGGAGGCAGGTGGGCAGTATAACATTGAGCCGTTCCACGACTCAAAGTCTCCGCGCATCGCCCTGAATCCGTCGTTCGATCTTGCGCGGTTCGCATCGAGCATGTTTTGGGATATGTTCCCCGAGGGGCCGACGCAGAAGACGGATCATCCACTGTTTGAGATGTTCAAACACTGGACGACGCTTCCGGATGGCTCTTCGGTGGTTTTCAGGAAGAAGGGTGATAACCACGACCGCTACCACGGCTTTGATCTGTACAAGGCGATTACGCGGTATCTGAAGGAAAGCGCGGTTCCGAGGAAGGAGATTTCAAAGTTCAATCAGTATGTCACAACCGTCTCACCGACAACGAAGGTGTTAGTGATTGGAGAATGAGTTACTTGCCCACCATGCGCCACACCATCTTGTGCGTCAGCGTCCACACAACACCGAAGACCACCGCGTGGGTCAGGGCGACCGTCGTGCGGCTGCCACCCGGCGGCAGGGACAGGAGGACACCCGGCGTCAGAACGAAGAAGAGAACGGCGGCATACAGAGACATCCACATTTTGTTTGTATGAAGTTGAGAAAGTTTCTCAGAAGCTGGGCTTACCCGTGAACATATCCTGCACCGCAGTCACCATTGGCTCCGCTGCATCCGCACCTCCCAGCGCATACACCACTCCAGCTGTGAGAACACCCGCGCCACCCACTACCTTGGCCGCATCGACCGGATCGATGGGCTGCTCCTTGCTGCGACGATCCATCACATACAGAACTAACACCACCACGACAACCGCACCAATGATTAAGCCATACGTGTAAACCTCCGACATTTATTGGGAGTCTATTTTTTTATACCTGTGGTCAAACGAATCAAAGGTTCAGAGACACTGTCTCCTCGGCCGTCACCTTGACGGACTCGTCATCATCATCGGTTTCGAACTCGGAATCGTCGAGCTTGATGTCCTCGCCCAGCGAAATAGCCGGAGGCGCATCCGAGTCATCGTCGGACTCTTCGTCGAACTGTACGGCCTTAGGAGGCTCGGGAGGCGTCTCGACAAGCGCAGGGGCAGGTGCGGCCGGAGCCGGAGCCGGAGCCGGAGCCTCCTCCTTCGGCGCCTCAGGTGCAGCCTCCCCAGCCTCGCTCTTGAAATAGGCAGTGCTAATGTCCTTCCAGGGAATGAAGCTGTCGATGACTTCGTTCATCGCACCTCCGATCATCGTCTCGATATCGCGGCGGTTACGCGCCTGTTGCTCAGACGTGACACCCACTGTCTTGAACAGGTAGGCAGATGACCACGAGAGACGAGCAGACTGCTTGTAGAGGCTGTGGACAAATGTCTCAACGGACGGACGCTTGAAATCAATCTGCACGTGAGCCTTCTCTGTCTGCTGCAGCGCAGCAAACGCACGAATGTAACTGACGAACACACCCAGTAAAAGATCCTCAAGGTACTCGCACTTGGACGCGAGAGCAATACGATCCACCTCCTTCTTCAGTGTCTCCGGGCTCCACTTGGGAATCTGCGTCAGCAGGTTCTGGAACGTCTTCAGGATCTGATCGGGCTGACCATTGCGCTCACAGGCCGTCTTGCCATTGTCGTAGATGCTCCAGAGACCGTCCGCGACATGAGGAACGAGCACCCGCGTAAGGTTCTCGCGGAGACTAGACTTTACAAACTCAGTACTCATTTGTTTACAGACGAGTCTAGGAGTTTGACTAAACCGACGCGGTATGCCGAAGTTTGTTCTTGTGCTGATGATTCGGAATGAAGAGAAGATCCTCAGACGGTGCCTCGAGGCGGTTAAGGATGTAGTCGACGCCTACTGCATCTGCGACACAGGATCAACAGACGACTCGCGTGAGATCGCGGCTCAGTTTCTCAAGACCCACGATGGATGCCTAACGAGTGAGGTGTGGAAGGACTTTGGACACAACCGCACACTCAGCTTCCGTAACGCCCAGACGTACCTGAAGAAGACGGGTTGGGATCTGACGACAACCTACGGGCTCCTGCTTGACGCAGATATGGTATTTGTTCCTGCGAAGCTCAAGGATGCGGCTCTCGACCATGAGGGGTACACGGTGGTACAAAAGGCCGGAAATCTCGAGTATCCGAATACTCGACTGGTTCGCATGGATTACGAGTGGTCATGCCGCGGTGTGACGCACGAGTACTGGGACGGACCCACAAAGCATCTCCCCGTTGACACATGCTATATCGATGACCACAACGATGGCGGATGTAAGGCGGACAAGTTCGAGCGCGATGCGAGGCTCCTTGAACAGGGGCTCAAGGATGAACCGGAAAATGGGCGGTACATGTTCTACTTGGCTCAGACCTACAACGGACTTGGACGACTGAAGGAGTGCATTGCAATGTACAAGAAGCGCATCGCCATTGGGGGGTGGGAGGAGGAGCTGTGGTATAGCCATTACATGATTGGAAAATCCTGGAAGGAGCTGAAGAACATTCCGAAGTTCGAACAGTGGATGCTCATGGCACACACGCGTCGCCCATCACGGGCTGAGCCGATCTATCAACTCGCGAAGCATTTCCGCGAAGCGTCACAGCATCACAAGGCGTATCATTACACGCAGGTCGGCCTGACGATTCCAATGACAACGGATGCCCTCTTTGTGGAGACCGATGTGTACACTGGACTCTTTGAGTATGAGGCCACGATTCTCATGTACTACATTGGACAGTGCCGCCGCGGTCTTGAGCTGTCTGCAAAGTACCTTCTCCAGGATCGTCCTCACCAGGACAATGTGTACACGAATATGCCCTTCTACATCGAGCCCCTTACGTATCCCGTCAAGTCTCATCCGATTGATCGTGACGTGTTTGGCGAGGATTTTCACCCGACGTCTGTTTCCATGTTCGACATGGGTGGTAAGTTGATGCACAATGTCCGATTCGTGAACTATGCGATCAATCCTCAGACTGGGAGTTACTTGATGAAGAACGACGGAGGGATAAGCGAGAACGGTGTTGTGCGCACACAGAACGCAGTGTACAATCCTAGTACAGGGGAGGTCACGAAGATGCGGGATGATTCGGTTACCCTGAAGCGGAGGGATAATGCGCATATCGTGGGTCTCGAGGATGTGCGCGTGTACTCCAATGCCGACGGAACCCTCTGTTGCACGGCCACAAGCTGGGAGTACACAGACCGTATTCGTATCTTTCAGTCGGAGTACAATCCTGTGCAGGGCGTGTACTCGAAGTGCCGAGTTCTGAAATCTCCGGGTGAACAGGAGTGTGAGAAGAACTGGTTAGCCGTGGATGGAACCAACGATATCATCTATGGATGGAACCCACTGCGAGTGGGTGTGATCAGGGGCGACGAGTTGGCGTTCCACACGGAACATGCAACGCCGTGGTATTTCAAGCATTTCCGCGGTTCGGCGGTTGCCTTCAAGCCTGTACAGTACCCCGGTGAGACGTGGGCATTGGTGCATACGGTTGAGTATACGCAGCCGCGCAAGTATTTCCATCTATTCGTGCGCCTGGGTGAACACTACACCCCCAAATACATCAGTCGTCCCTTTGTCTTCAAAGGAAAAACGATTGAGTATTGCATTGGGTGCATGCCCGATCCCGCATTCACGACCTTCACGTGTTTCTTTTCCACGATGGACGATAATCCTCGCAGTATGGAGATCCCGGTATCAAGTCTTGACTGGATTCAGGTGTAGATGTGACGCCACGACTCATTCATGGGGTTTGCAGTGTCCTTCAGAATGTGACGAGCTGTCTCCACATCGATCGTACACGGGAGCGTAACCTTCTTGTAGAAGACATACTCCTTCGCAGTCTTCTCGTCGGCGATCCGCAGAAGATTGATACGCGTCACCAACGACTCAACCGACCGAATCAGGTTACGAACACCTTCCTCCTCCTTGCTGAACTCCTCGATCAAGTACTTCACCGCCTCATCTGTGAGGGTCAGCTGACCCGTCAGCTGAATGCGGTCCAGAATCTGAGGCCACACGTACTTGGTCAGAATGGTCTTCTTGTCCTCGCAATTGTACCCAGAGCAGTTGATGACCTGCATACGGTCCTTCAGAATCGGATGAACCTTGGACTCGTCATTGAACGAGAAGACGAACAGGCACTGACTGAGATCAAAGTCCACACCCGCAAAGTACCGATCATGGAACTGGCTGTTCTGCGAACGGTCCGTGAGGTGGATCAGCATGGACACAATCTCGTCGCCATGTGAGGTCGTCGATACCTTGTCAAGCTCGTCAAAGTACAGTACCGGGTTCATGCAACGAGCATTGATCAGCGAATCTGCGATGCGGCCGCACATCGACCCCTCGTAAGTGAAGGAATGGCCTACGAAGTTCGCCGAGTCCGATGCACCACCCAGAGAGAAGAACTCAAAGGGGCGACCGAGCACCTGCGCAACACCGTTCTTGGCGAAGGATGTCTTGCCCACGCCCATCGGACCCTTGAGCGCAACAACATTGCCGACCGAGCCGGGATTAGAAATCCACTGAGCCAGGGTCTGCATGATCTGCGACTTGGCAGACGGCATACCGTAGACAGCCTTGTCCAGCGTCTCGCGGGTATCGGCCAAGAATTTGGCGCACGGCTCTGCGCCGTCCGTGAGCTTCACGGGCAGGGGCACCATCTTTCCGAACGGGATGCGAAGGAAGGACTCGACCCATGTACGGAGCTTGTATCCCTCGGAGCTATCCATCTCGTTGAGGATATCGATCTTCTTGATGACAGACGCCTTGAGTGCATCTGGGATCTCCATGTCCAGAACACGGAACTTGTAAGGGATATCGCCCTCATTCACCAGACCCGAGATTCGCTTCATCTGCTCATTGAGTCGACGGCGCTTGGACTTGGACTGATCCATGTAGTAGTCCTCCTCGTCATCATTGAGCTCGATGCTCGGCGACTCGGGCTCACGTTCATGCTGACGACCCTTCTTGCCACCGTACTTCTTCTTCAGATGCTCGAGGAACTCGTCCTCAGACTCCGACTCTTCCTCTGACTCCGACTCCTCCTCAGATTCGTCGGCTCCGATGACCAGCTTCCCCTTACCGCCAACGATGGTGTGAAGGTGAAGCTTGACAGATACCTTGGATCCCTTGGGCAGTGAAATGACGGGTGCCTCGTCCTCCTCTTCCTCTTCCTCCGCGTCCTCGTCCTCGTCCTCCTCGGTGTCGTCTTCCTCTTCAGTATCATCGGGAATATACTCCTCCTCGCTGCTGCTGTCGTCCTCGTCCTCGGGTGTAGGGTTCAATGTCTCGTCCTTCACCCATGTCGTCGAATTCTTGCGCTTACGAAGATTATACCGAGGGGGCATCTTGCTGCCTCACAAGGAAAAAAACAAAACACATTCGTTTTTTGGAGGCTTAGAGTAATGAGTGAACTTGAGAGCATTAAGGCTATCGCTGACGAGCAGCTACAGATGTTAGCTGCGCGGGATGCGAAACTGCCATCCGTCGTGGCGAGTACTCGGATCGTTGAAGCGTTTCTGAAGTCTCACCGCGTCATGTGCTACGGTGGAACGGCGATCAACAACCTCCTCCCGAAGGCCGATCAATTCTACGGACCAGACGAGGTTCCCGATTACGACTTCTTCAGCGAAACACCGCAGGAACATGGAATGGAGTTGGCCAATCAGTTGGCGGCTGCCGGTATTGAGAGTGTGGAAGTCAAACCCGGTGTTCATCTTGGTACGTACAAGGTCTTTGCCGATTATCACGGTGTTGCCGACCTGACCTTCATTGTTCCGACGATTTTCAATCACCTGTGGAACGACAAGATCACACGTCACGGGATTCACTATGTTCCCCCGGATTTTCTCCGCATGTCCATGTACCTGGAATTGTCCCGCCCCGAAGGCGACGTATCGCGATGGGAGAAGGTCTACACTCGGCTTTCCTTGTTGAACAAGCAGTTTCCGATCGTGTGCAAGAAGGTGCCGTCCGAAGTCGATCAACTGGATGAAAAGCACAAAACGGAGACGATCGCCATGCTCAAGAAGAACCCTGTTGTGTTGCTAGGATTCTCAGCCGTATCCCGGCACGAGAAGAAGGCGGTGTGGTATACGCCTGTCACGCTTCTCGCCGAGAAGGAGACCATTGAGAAGCTGACAAAGGGACACAAGACTGAGCAGCATGATGCGACAGAGATTCTTCCTGCACGGACGGATACACTGGGTTCCGATGGTGAGGTTCTGTATACGTTCTACGAGACACAGGCATGTCACAGCTACCACATGACCGGTGATGGGATACGGATTGGGAGCATCCCGACTCTGCTCATGTTTTTCATGGCGATGATGTATTCAGGCGAATCCAATGACGATGTCTCACGGCTTATCTGCGTGGCACAACGATTGGTAGAATTGGCAGACGACAAGCCCCAGCGCAGGTACGCGCTTGTGACCCCAAAGATCTGCTTAGGTAAGCAGAAGGAACTACTGGACCTGCGCCGTGAGCGCGTAGAGTTATATGAGAAGGTCAAGAAGGATAAGACGTCCCCCGATTTCATACAGTACTTTTTCACGTACAATCCCAATTCAAACAAGACAGAACGTGCAAAGACTCGTGAGCTCCTCAAGAAGACCCGCAAGGCTCGGCTTAAGGAAACTGCTGCGTAACCGGAATCGTATTCGAGATATTGATCGTAACTGCAGTGAGCTGCGGTGTAGGGTATGCAGGTGGGATCGTTGTGACCGGGAGAAACTGATTGGCGACACCGTTGGATACGTTGGGTGATGTCCATGCGATTCCGTTACCCATTCCGATGTTGGAGCTACCTGGAACGTTGCATCCACCGTTGAACTCACGCAGCCCCTGCTGTACTTGAAAAAGGAAATTATAGCTGTTTTGAACACCTTTCGAACGATAGGCGTTCACACCGGTGTACCTTGAATTTTCCGGATTGTTCGTCGTGAACATCAGTTTCAGCCTATTCTGTGTGACGAAGTCAGATGCATCGCGGACGCGCATTCCCTGCAGCCCAGCAAGAGTCGAGCCATTTTGACCACCGGAACTCATTTACTTAGCTGTCATATTTTATCGCCCCGTGAACCAGGTGATGTCAAGGTACTGTCCAGACGGAGGAGCTGTGACCAATGAAGGCGGAGGAGCCGCCGCCGCGTGAAACCCGACCTCTGTGGCTGTCAGTGCACGAGAGTAATACGTCAGACCACCAATCTGGCCGTCGAATCCCGAACCTGCGATCTGGATCGGCGCATCCGTCTGTTTCGGAAGCTGATTGAGCGTATGGTGCTGACGCAGGATACCGTTGATGTAGATGTCCACCGCGTACTGCGAGATCACAATCGCAAAGTGAATCCACACCTTAGTAGGGATATTCGAGATCAAAACAGAGTCCGTTGCGCCGTACGTTGCGACCTTTACGAGTAAGGCATTGGACGTGCTGTCAATGTACAGTCCCGGACAGTCTTCCCGGGAGAAGACCATGCGCTGTTCACCGTACCCGATGGTTGTGAAGTCATTGATATCCAACCAGCCTTCAAAGGAAAAGACGGCACCTCCTTCCTGGTTGTTCGACCTCGGAAGCGATACTTGGGACGTCAGTGGGACGGTTCCGCTTTGTGTAGCTGTCTGGATATGCACAGCGGTCGCATCACTGGGCTTTGAAAAGAACCAGAACGCTAGTATGAGAAGAACTCCGACTCCGACTCCAACTGTTAGACTATCCATTGTTCATTACTTAGAAACAAACCCCCTAGCCGTGAGACGCAGAGTGGGACGTCTCGGTTCGGGCGCTACCCGAACAGATGGTGTCTGCGGCTTCGCAGCAATGTACACGAGAGGCAATGTATCCTCGTATGAATGCGTGGTCTGGTATTCGATTGTACGGGGATCAACGTACCGTCCACGCAGGTTGTAGTTGTAATGAATCCGCCCAGGATCACTGCGACTCTCGTTCTTGAGAAGACCGGTTTTAGCTATTCCGATAGACCACTTCAAGTCCTCCCCCCTCGTTGCATCCTCGAACGACACAAGACGAGCAATATCATGTAGCATCGGATTCAGATGATTGGGTGGGCGGACGAACACACCATTCATGTACATCCTACTTCCGAGAGGGAACTCCGTGCTATGTGTGAACGTATGCGGACCCATTTGCCCACGAATCCTCATGACATCCTGACCTGTCTGGAAGCACGTGAAGAAGTCTTCGAAGTATGCATCCGTTACATCATCGTCATCGTCGATGAAGGCAGAGTACTTTCCCTTCGCGGTTTCAAGAAGATGTTTCCGCTTCAACCCCACACTCTTCTCGCGATTGTCGACAGCCTCACTGATCTCCAGGCGCAGCCCAGGACAGAGTCGTGCGAACTTTTCACGAATGGACTCCTTCAGCGCCTCACATGTAGTCCTTCGCTCAACCAGTGTCGGAATGAGAACTGACAGGTCATACGCATAGTGTTTACGTGCAATGTACGTCCGCAGGTCGGCTTCGTAGAACTTCTGATTCCGGATGTAAAGAGCATCGAATGGAACCGCATGACCCAGCATGGGGTGGCGATGGCGGATAATACAGGTGGGGTTGTAGACTGTTTTCTCCTTCAGTGGACCCTTGCACAGATCCGTCAGTTCTGTGTCACAGAACAGGCTCTTGTACTCCGGACAGTAGAGTGATCCGAACCGGGTGTACATTGCGCGTCCATAGATGGACAATGTGTTCAGCGTATCGGCCTGGAACCCATCATTGAACCAAAGAACGCAGTCGAGATCGGGCGTTGCAGCCCTGCGAATGAATTCATCGTATCCACGCACCTCGGGGATCATATCGTCCGAGACCAGGACGATGATATCCCACGGATAGTCTACCTTCTCAACGTCCGCATTACAGGCTTCGATCTTTGATGTGTTCGCACTGTAGTACAGCCCATTCCAAGCGAATTGGTGCATAACCTGGGAGAGCTGTTGTTGAACATCACTTCCAGTCATTGTTGTGTCGTCGACGTCACATGAAACGGCAATACCCATCAAATCAAGACGTGCAGCCATCGCTGCATATCGGCGCAGGGTGGTCACCAGTTGCTGTGGACGTGATCGGCTTGGGCATTTGAGGAGAATACGCATTATTATGACGAAGAAGAGAACACGCCCGATACGTCCGAGCTCGAGAGTCCTGTCACCTGTTTTCCAGCACTGTCCGTTATACCAAACACGAAGTTGTATCCGAAGAGGTTCAGGTTGTTCAGCTGCGACGTTGACGAAGACGCTGTCGACGACGAACATTCCGTGCCCCCCGAGTAGAAACCCATCGCATCTGCAGGTTGGAGCGGAACGGATCCAGTCCTGACCGAGCAGATCGAGCCTGAGAACCCACCGCCGCCGCCAATGACAACGTTTCCACTGGCAGGCATGGGAATACCGGGCAGGAGCGCGGAGATGATAAGGTGTCCATTCTGGTAGACGTCGATGTTGCGGCCGTGGATCGAGATGGACACTGCAAACCAAGACTGCAGCGGAACGTTCTGGAGGGTCACGGTGAACGTTGCACCTGAACCATTGTCCGCCGTCTGTAGAGCCGCGTCGTCTCCGGGGTACACGTGTACGCTGACATCGAGTGCATTGTCTGTCGGATGAAGCGTCACGGCTGGGACACTAACGCCCGGATTCGTCGAACTCGTCTGTGCAATAACCCTCTTCGTCTCTCCGTGCTTGTAGTCCCAGTCTTTGATATACATCCAAAACTGAAGGCTCGTATTGGATCCCGAAACAGCCGATGCCACGGTCGATCCGGTCTTTCCATCGACTTCGGTTGAAACCAAGTTGGACGACAATGATGCACCGCTTCCAACTGCCTTCGAAGCCGTAAAGAACAGAGCCATCAGCAGACCCAGCGCGATGATCGTTCCTACGATCGGAAGAAATGACGACTTTGGAGCGGACGATTGGGGTACAACTATCATGGGTCGTGCCGGACCGGATGCAGATGCTCCCATCTTTATGTTTACAAAGGAAAGGTATTCAAGTAGTAATGGAAAAACGAACCCCGCATTTACCACGACCAGCGGTCTCAATGTTTTGTAATAACTGTGGCGAGAAGGGGCATGTGTTCAAGGCATGTGCTGAGCCCGTGCTGTCCTGTGGATTGATCCTCGTGAACCAACCCAAGGTTCCCGTGAATCGAGAGGATGTGCAGCTCCTGATGATTCGCAGAAAGGACAGTATGAGCTTCGCGGAGTTCATGCGAGGGAAGTATGACCCGACGAACACGGAGTATGTGAGTCTACTGTTCGCGAACATGACTCTTCAGGAACAGACATCGATTGTCTGTGAGTCGTTCGATACTCTGTGGCGTCAATTGTGGGGAGACGATCATTCATCCCCGGAGTACACGTATTCGAAGGATCGTTTCGCACGAGTCGATCGAGATGGGATGATGCGGAACAATTTGTCCCCGTACAAGGAACCCGAATGGGGGTTTCCGAAGGGTCGACGCATTCGCACCGAGACAGACATTGAGTGCGCGATTCGTGAGTTCAATGAGGAGACCAATGTTCCTCGCGATGCCTATACGATCCTGAAAGACATTCGCCTGGAGGAGACCTTCATGGGTCTGAACGGAATCCGCTATCGGCACGTGTACTTTGTTGCGCTGTTAACTTCGCCTGACCTCGTGAATGTGAGTCAGAAGATGACCTACATGCAGCGACGTGAGATTTCGGCGATTGGGTGGAAGACGTTTGCAGAGTGTCGCGCATACATCCGTCCTCATCACGTACAGCGAGAGGACATGGTGGAGGTGCTGGAGAACATCGTCAAGACCTACGAGAGCAGCTAAGTACGCCGGAGGCGGGGATCACCAACTCCACCACGCGACCGTTTGCGACGAACGGACTGTGTTCGACTCATTTGGGACATGCCGTAATACCGAGCATGTCCATGGCCGACGTCTGGACTCCAAATGCATAGTGGAAGATCTCACCGACCACCAACCAGAACGCGAAATGAACCCACACATTTCCCTTGAACAGCCACGCGGACGGAATCGCGAACAGAATGAAGGTTCCGATAATGTCCACGACAGACAGGTTCAGAAATCGGATCGAGTGGTAGCCTGTTCCAGGCTCACCGGCCAGGTTTTTGTATGGGCAACTCATTGTATTAAGCAAATCTAAAACGTGCGAGGTACACGGTGATACAGTACGCAGCCACGCTCAGAATGAAGACCCACCACCACACCGGGAATACAGTCGACTCGCGATCTTCCACTCCGAACGGACGGATCCGCCCTTCACGCCCAAAGGCGACGGACGGTTTCAGATAGAGGAAGGCAGCCATCAGGAACAGATAGATGGACACCATCCAAATACGATGGTTTTTCCGTGTCAGTGGCTCCATTATCAAATACCAGGTAAAAACAATGTCCTTCGTTCTCCCGAACCGGAAAGCGTTCGCGGACTACATCACTCGCATCTTCCTGAAATACCGCAAGGATGACCGCGATCCGTTGGATGCCGAGGATAAGGACGTCGACCTCTGTACCAAGCAGTCCAACTCACGGGAACTGTTTCCGTACCAGAAGCTGATCCGCGACTACCTGTTGATTGAGACACCGTATCGTGGCATTCTCCTGTATCACGGTCTCGGATCCGGTAAGACCTGCACGTCCATCGCAGTGGGACAGAGCCTCATGGATACCAAAACGATCTGGGTTCTTACCCCGGCGTCATTGCGTGAGAACTACAAGTCCGAGCTGCGCAAGTGTGGCGCACCTGTCTACGTACTGGAACAGCATTGGCGCGAAAAGGCGCTGAACGACCAGTCCCGCGCCGAAGCCAAGTCGCTGGGTATTTCCGATGGGTTCATTGACCGCACGGGTAAGTTCTTCGTCACGGTGGCGGGTGAGAATCCGAACTACAAGGATCTACCCAAGACTGCACAGGACATTATCAACACACAGGTCGAGGATATCATCGCTCAGCGATTCAAGTTCATCAACTACAACGGTCTGAATTCCAAGAACATCGACACGTTTGTCCCAAAGGCCGCAGAGGGAGCCGAGCCGCTTCCGAGCCCCTTCAATGATTCCGTGGTGATTATTGACGAAGTCCACAACTTGATCTCACGTATCGTGAACTCCTCGGATATTGCCCGGCGATTGTACGATGCCATCTACCACGCCACAAACTGCAAAATCGTCGGACTGTCCGGTACGCCAGTGATCAACCGCCCTAACGAGATCGCCTACCTGATGAACCTGTTGCGTGGGCCCATTGAGCGCATCACCATCCCATTTGGAAAGTCGACCAGCTGGGACGAGGAAAAGATGAAGACTGCCTTCAAGGCCATTCCCGACGTGGACACCATCGAGTTCAATGCAGTGAAGAAGTATGCAATGCTGACCCGCAACCCTCCGCACTTCCGGTCTGTCTACAATGAGGCCGGTGACCGTATTGCCGTGCAGTACAAGAAGGACGTCCCGTTCGTCCCTGTTGCAATGGACTGGGTGAAGACATGGGAGAAGAAGTTTCAGGCCGACGTGGGCGCAGAGATCGCAGTCGATCGCGTCACGTCTGAAGATCTGGAGTGTCTGCCCACCAAGTTCGAGGAGTTCGCCAATATGTTCCTGGATGGTTTGAACATCAAGAATCCTCTGTTGTTTGCCAAGCGCATTCAAGGTTTGGTGTCATACTTCAAGGGTGCGGATGAGCGCCTCATTCCCAAGCGAGTGGACGACGAGAAGATGTTGGAAAAGGTGAACATGAGTTCCGAGCAGTTTGCGCAGTATCTGGATGTCCGCTTCCAGGAGATCAAGGCAGACGCGAAGAAGGCGTTGAGTATGAACGACGATGGCGGATCGTATCGCGTGATTTCCCGTTTAGCCTGTAACTTTGCCGTGCCGCCTGAACTCAAGGCCATCACGAAGAAGGTGGAGAAGGAGTACAAGGATGTGGTGAAGGAGACGGACGTGCCTGACAAGCCGGAGATTTTAGCAGCCCTGAAAGCGAATCCTGCTAAGTATCTGTCTGCAAAGGCACTGGAAGCCTTCAGCCCAAAACTGCTCAAGATGCTGACCAATATCGAGGAAACACGCAAGGCGGGTGGCAATGAGTGGCCCAACCAGTTCGTGTATTCTCAGTACCGTCAGCTGGAAGGTCTCGGTGTGTTTGCTGCGATTCTGGATGCGAATGGATGGCAGCCCTACAAGATCACGAACAAGAACGGTCAGTGGCAGGAAGACGAAATGGGGGACAAACCAGCCTACGCCTTCTTCTCCGGGGAAGAGAAGGAGGAGCAGCGCGAAATGATGCGTCAGATCATCAATGCACGATACGAATCCAACTTTCCACCCAGTCTCAAGACCAGTATTGAGACGCGTGGGAAGAAGCTACTGTGTATGCTGATGGCCACCTCGTCTGGTGCTGAAGGTATCACGTTAGCCAACGTTCGCCACGTACACATCATGGAACCGCACTGGACTCCTGCGCGTCACGACCAGGTCATTGGACGTGCGATTCGTATTTGCTCCCACGCCACTCTGCCCATGGATCAACGCACGGTTCGCGTCAGCTTCTACTTGTCCGTGATCTCCCCTGCACAGTCCAAGTCAGCTGAAGGTCCAAACGTCGTGGCCGTGCGTAAGGCTGACGTGGAGATGAAGCGGTATGAAGGCGAACCAGCTGTGGAGACGTTCATGTCCACGGATGAATACCTGTATGAGAAGGTGTATGAAAAAGACAGGGTGAATCAGCGCATCTCCGTGCTGCTCAAGCAGTCGGCAGTGGACTGTGAGATCCATCGCAAACTCCACTCGCGCGAGAAGCCGCAGATCTCATGTATGCGGTTCGACACCACAGCAACAGGTGAGGATCTCGCGTTCAAGCCAAACATCAAGGCCGACGACCTGGATGAGACGTATCTGCGGAACATGACGCGAAAGAAGCGGCGGCTTCAGAAGCTGAAGATCAAGGATATCGTATACTTCATGGATCCTGATTCCAAGGAGATCTTTGATGGTCAGGCGTTTGAGGATAATCAGCGGTTACTGCGCATCGGCACCAAGATCTCCGAGACGCAGATTAAATACTGGTTGGCGTAACTGCGGCCTTCAGGTCAGACAGCCACGTCGCACAGACGTCGCTCCAGGTCTTGAACTTGATCTCCCCGATGGCTGAACGCATTGCCGTATACTTCTCAAGCGTCGTCTCCATCGCAGTGGCAACATCGTCTGGATTGAACGAAGGCGCATACAGTCCCAGCGGCATACCTGCGCCATGGTAGACAGCCGGTCCAGGGCGGACAAATGTAGCCACTGTCGACGGCAGAAACGAGCGGTATGACCCGACATCCGTGATAACCTGAGGAGCACCCGTATACAGGTGCTCAAGCTGACACAGTCCGAATCCCTCGCCATCCGAGGTGTTGATACCGATATCGCACATGTTGTAGATCTGATTGATACCGTCATCGGTGAGCGTGTTCGGGGGTGCTGTGTCGACAATCGCCATGCGCTTACCATAGACATTGATGTCCAGACCCGCACGTTGGATCTGATCAGCAAAGATACGCTGAACATCGTAATATGCACCCTTCTGAGGATCAACCCCGGTCACCATGAGAAGCCACAGCGGCTTGTCTGGGTGACGACGCAGAAGCTCCACGAAGCCCATGATTGTCAGATCCTGCCGCTTACGCTGACTATTTCGGTTCGCATTGAGGAAGACAATCGCCTCCGTGGGCAGACCCACATTCTTGCGCAGAGCCGCACGTTGTGCGAGTGAAAGGTTCGAAAACACTGTCGAATCCACTGCGTGTTCAATCACCTTCGGAAGAGGAATGCCCGTGCCGTACTCCGTATAGATCTGCGCCCACGAATCCGTGAAGCAGTAGACCTTATCCGCCGCCTTGTTCAGCTCGTCCATCAGCTGGGGATTGATACCCTTGTACACCTGATCCACATAGATCCACAGCTTGTACGGTGTCTCGCCCTTCGTATACTTCATCGCCTGGATGAACCGCGCAATGATCATGGGGTCATTGTAAATCATGACCACATCCGGACCCACCATCTCCAGGTACTCGTGGATCTTATTGAACCCGAATCCATCCTCCTTCGGATCCTCATTGGCCGCCGCGTCGTAGGCTACGACTCCATCGGGAACTTTACGAATGCTCTTCTTCTCGGGATGACGCTGAAACCCAAAGTGAAACGTCTTCACCTTCGGTGCAAGAGTCGCCACCTGCGCGAGGAGATTGGACACCACCTTCGAATACCCCGTAGTCTGATCAACGTGAGTGCTTACAAGAACGAACCTCATTTGGGTGTATTCTCTCCGGTCTGTATAAATAGAATGCAGGTCAACTCTGCACAAGATTACTTGACAGCTCAAAAGCGCCGCATCGTTGCGGCTACATTTGCAACCGCCCCACCGCCCCCGCAGCGCAGGTACAATTTCACAGCTCTCTCCGTGATAGCGAACAAGGCTACACAGTATAACAAGGTGCCCTATCCCCAGACCATCAGTCTGGCTCCGGGTGGCCTGACCAGTGCGACGGGTGTGTTTGTGGGTGGTTCTGTCCCTGGAGGCGTATACAGTGCAACCGGCAGTCAGCTGACGACTCAGAGCCAGACTACGCGTCCAACCGTGAACGATTGTACTAACTGTGCAAAGGTTAACACTGTTGGAGCGTCCACACTTGCTGGTACTTTAATCTAAACAATCAGTGTGCGTTAATACAAATGCCGGGAGGCCTCATTCAGTTGACGCAGGTCGGCGCCCAGAACCAACTCTTAAATGGGAATCCCTCGATGACCCATTTCAGGGCTGTCTATCGCAGATACACGAACTTTGCCATGGAGTCCATTCGCATGGACTTTACGTCATCCAACCTCGATTTCAACGTGACTCAGACTCGCACCATCAGCTGCCGTATCGATCGGTATGCGCAGCTCTTGAACGACACGTATCTCATGATCACGTTGCCCGACATCTGGTCTCCGATGGTACAGGTCACGGTGCCACCGGCTGGATACGATCCCTACTGCACGGCCATGGGGTATGAATTCCAGTGGATCAAGAACATCGGGTACAACCTCATTGATCATGTTGATATTGTCCTGAACAACGTCACGATCCAAACCCTGACGGGAGAGTGGTTGAAGATGTATTCCTACTTTACACATGACGTTGCGAAGCGCAGGGTTGTGAATCAGATGGTGGGAAACGTCCCTGAGATCTACGACCCGGCAAATGCATATGACCGCACGAACCAGTACCCTCACGCAGTGACTCCGGTGAACCTTCCGGCGACCATGCCGTTTACGACAACGCCCGAACCTTCGATCCGCAGCCGCCAACTTGTGATCCCGCTTCACTTCTGGTTCTGCGAGAATCCGGGCATGGTGCTTCCGCTGGTATCTCTGCAGAACTCGGAGGCGTATATCAACGTGACGCTGCGCCCACTGAATCAGCTGTACACGGTGATTGATGTGAACCCCGCCTTGGCAACGAATCCGATTGTTCTGGTTGTGTCATCTGGATCAGCGATCACGTTCACGACATCGGCTCCCCACGCACTGAATGTGAGTGGAAGCGTTACGATGCAGGGTCTTTCAGGAACAGCAGGGCAATTGAACAGCACCTACACGGTTGCGACTGTGCCCTCGACCACTACGTTTACAATCTCGTCCACGATCACTGTTGCCTCAGCCGACCAGGTTCAAGTGAGGGCATCCGTTACGGGATCGACGAATCCCACGTACGGTCAGCGTATTCAGCCAACTGGCTCCCAACCGATCGGACTGTTTCTGACGGCGCCCACAACAGCTGGAATCTCATCAACCCCGACCGTGACCACGTTCTATGCAAATCCATACCTGGAGGGTAACTTCATTTACCTAACGGACATGGAGATGAACCAACTTGCAGGTGCAGATCAGACATTCCTCGTGAAGCAGGTGAACTATAAGGTCACGGAGGGTCAGTATGGCGCGAACTCGGATATTCAGGTTCCCATGTTCAATATGGTCACGCGTGTCGTGTTTGCGGCACATCGTTCAGACAAGCTTCTGACAAATGACTGGGACAACTACACGAACTGGTCGTCTCCAAACCGCGCACCCTTTTCAGCCAGTACAGCCAACGCTGGAGATCTTCTGTATTCGTCTGGACAGTATCAGCTGTCTTCGATTTCGCCGCGCGATGTCATCACAGACGGAACTCTGCTCCTGGATGGAAACCAGCGATTCTCGACGAAACCCACGCAGTACTTCTCGCTCCTGCAGCAGTATAGGCACACCAAGGGTGAGCAGCCATCGGCTCTGCCGGGTATCTACATGTACTCGTTCGCACTTGACAATGATCACTACCAGCCAAGCGGAGCCTTGAATGGGAGTATGTTCAACAAGGTCATTCTTCGTATCTCCCTGCAGCAGCCCCTCCCATCGGCTGCGGCTTCGAGTAGCACGACCGTTACGTGTATTCTGAAGTCTACGGCCTTTAGTCAGAACCCTGTTGAGATTTCGAGCCCCCAGGCTAAGAACCCGGATGGATCCTATGTATACCCCCAGGATCAGCTGCTGTCCGTTGTAAAAACAGTTGCGAATGGTAATATCATCTTCTCCTACACCTACTCGGTTGGCGTCTACGTTGAGGCCATCAACTACCTGCGCATCGTGAGCGGTGTTGCAAATCTCGTGTTCGCCAATTAACAATGGGTAGCGTATTGGTGCTGAATGCCGAGTATGTGGTCGGAAACCAGGCGATTGACGTGTCCGACTACGTGACAACCCAACAAGGAGCAAACTACGGTGCCATCAAGTTCCCCGTTAACAAGATGGATGAAGACCTCCGTAAGGCGCACCGGATCGCGGCTCCTCCTCCGGCCGACGCCGCTGCACTTGCACTGAACCCCCCGCGTCTGACGATCAACTACACGGACGAGTCCGGTGCGTACCACACGGTCAGTTATACGATTACCGAAATGGTTGATATCGGCGAACGGTCTGCGTTCGGAAAGTTTGTCCAGAAGCCGGGAGATGTGTTGTATGACGTTGGACTGACGGCAGCAAAGGGTCAGTTTGTTTTCGTGTTTGCATTGATGTGGGCATTAGTGGTTGTATGGGCCTACAATCAGTGGGGGTTCCTCCAAGACCAATTTGTCAATGGAAACATTACATCGACCATCAATGACCGATTGGGAGTCCTCGGAAAGTACGTTGCACTGTTTGTGTACTGGATCTTTACGTACGGATCTGCGATCGGGAAGCCGTTTGAGATGCTACTGGGTGGCGTTGATGTCAAGCGTGGATGGATCGTCAAGTTCATCTTTGCGCTGTTTGCTGCGCTGACACCCGTGACGTCGTTCCTCTTTCAGTTTCTGATTTGGTTTACGTTGGTTCAAACTCTTGTCGACCTGAATAACAATGTTGGAAGTTAAGTGGGTCGTCATCGGAATTCTGACGGGTCTGGTGATTGGATGCGTATTCGTACCACCGACACGCAAGTCAGCCGGTGTTCCCACGCCGGGAAGTAACGAGATCTTCC